CTTTTGTGCCTGCTTGGTTTTGGTGGTTAGTGACTGTCTAATCATGTCCTGGATACGTTTGAGGCCTTCTTGGTCTACTTCTTTTTGTAACCTTTTTTCTTCAGCCTCTATCTGACCTGGTGGCCTGGCGTCTTCCTTATTGCTGACCATTGCTATGGCCTCTGCAGCTGTAATCTCTGCATCAAAGATGATCCTGATGGTGTCTGTTGACTTGCCATGGAAACCCTTCTTGACTACTTCTATGTAGCCCAGTGCCTTGAGTTGGGTGACTTGCTTGCTGACTGCCTGCTGGCTTATCTTTAGGTCTTTGGAGATCCTTACCTGGCTAACCCAAGTGATACCAGCTCGGTTGCTGAATGCTGCAATGGCCGACAGTGTTCTTAATGTGCCGTGGTTGAGCCTGTCATCAAAGATGGCTTTGAATGGCATTACCACGATCTTGCGTTGATCGGGTAGGGCGTCTTGTTGTTTGATCCTGGGTTTAGCAGGCAACTCAAATGGCAGCACGTTATCTGGCATTGCGCTCATTTCTGTGGATCTCTCTCATGTACTGGCGTACCTTGGCCTCTGCGTTTGCGCCATATAGAGCGTCTAGCTGACTTAGATGCTTGTCTATCAACGCCTTGTCCCGCAAGACTTCCCAAGTCGTTAACAACTCTCTGCCACACGCCATCAGCAGGCATTCCAGGCTGGGTGAGGGCGTATTGCTTGCCTTCCTGTAGATGTACTTGTGTCTCATGCATAACTAGCCTTTTTAGACTTCCTGGGCGCTCTAGTCCTGCTCTTGCTGGCCTTCACAATGTTTTCTATCCTGGCCAACTTCAGCTGCTCCATGTGCGTTGCGTCAAGGATCTGGGTGATCTGCTCGGTAGTCTTAAACGTGTGCAAGTTGGCACACTCATAGCGTCTCACAGTGATATTGTTTTCACGCTTGCGAGTTTCTTTGACTAGCGTCCAGGCGCTGCAAATAGGACACTTCATTGGCTAGCACCCTGGTTGATCTTCTTGGCCAGCTCTAGTGTGATCTTGCGTGTCTCGTCTAGCAGTTGCCTGTAGTCCTCAACTTTATGCATCTCGGTGTAGAGCGCCAGCTTTAACTCTTCTATGGTGGCCAGCCACTGTCTGACTTCATGGTTAACAGTTTCGCTGCCGACAACGATACCGTCCTCATCTCTGTACAGCGCTATGTAATCCTTGGTTTTATTCATCCTGGTAACTCCAAAATATCAGTAGTGCTATGCCAATAACGGCCACAACAAGTCCACCTAAGAATGCAAGCAGGGAAATAACAAGGATGTTGCTCATTGCTCGCCCTCCAGCTGGCGCACACGGTCTGCAAGCTGACGCACCAGGTCAGTCAGCAGCGCCACTTCCATCAGCAACTTTGTTTCCCTGCTTGGGTTGCTGATAATCTCTTTGCGGATAGAGCTTTGCTCCATCAGACTAAATGCCTCGTCTTCCTCTGGCGTGTGATCAATCATGTGTCTTGCTCCATCGCCCAATGCAATATGGCCAGGGCATCGGCCTCATTGTCATCTGTTACTGGGTGGCCTTTGGCCTGCATGGCAGCCACCATGGCATCTTTGTTGGCATTGCCTTTGCCAGTAGCGTGGAGCTTGATGGTCCCAACTGGCACACCTGAGTAAGGGATCTGATGGTGTTCACACCAGGCAGTCAGCGTGGCCATCAAGCCACCATACACGTGAGCTGCATCAACTCCCTGGTGACGCCTTACCTCTTCAAAGTAAACCGCCTGGATCTCTCCAACGCTGGCGCTTACCTCACCGAGCCATTGCTTGAACCTGAGAAAGCGCATACCGCCACCTTCAAAGCGCTTGGGCTTGAGATCTACCCAACCATGCACAACCTTGCCCTGAGTCAGTGCTGCCCAGCCAGTGCGAGTGCCGAGATCAATTGCTAGTACGGTGGTAATCAAAATACACCCTTCCTACGCATCTTCTCTACCCAGGCCTCGACTGCCTCGCACGGTGGATCGTATGCCTCGATATCGTCTGTCCACTCTAGCGCCTCGGTGACTACCTCTTCTGGGATCTCTTCACCGTCTATGTCATCACCATCTTTGGCCATGTCTAACAGCTTGGTTGCCTCTTTAGGTGTCATGCTTGCGCTCCTATTAAGTTATTCAAACGCACACTCAGATCCGCATACTGCCTGGTCAACGTCTCTTGCAAGACCATATCAATCATCTGCGATCTGCTACGTGCTTGCGCCTTGCAGGCACGGTCTAGCATGATCAATGTCTCTGGCCGTATACGTACAAAGATTGGCTGCTTTGGTGTTTTATTCATGGTCTGATGTAGGATGATTGCACAATGCAAGCGATGATATCAGTAGGACAATTAAATTAATTTGTCCGTTAGGGTATACACCTAGAAAATAGTTGATTTATTTGGGTTTAGAATACATCCAAGCGATATCACAGTGATATCGTGAACCACCGAGAAACAGGAGTTCAAATGAAATACGTAGCCTACTACCGTGTATCCACCGCCAAGCAGGGTCACTCTGGCCTTGGCCTTGAGTCCCAGCGCCAACTGGTTAGCCAATACCAAGCAGACATTATCGGTGAGTTCACCGAGATTGAGTCTGGCAAGATCGACAACCGCCCGCAGCTGGAGCTTGCACTCGATCTCTGCAGACGCAACAACGCTGCCATCCTGATCGCCAAGATCGATCGCCTCTCACGTGATGCAGCTTTTCTGTTGACCTTACGCAAGGCTGGCGTGGACATCATCGCAGCTGATATGCCAAACGCTGGCACTCTGGAGTTCGGTGTTCGTGCAGTGGTTGCACAGCATGAGCGTGAAGAGATCAGCAAGCGCACTAAACAGGCCTTGCAAGCAGCCAAAGCACGTGGTGTAGTACTGGGTTGCCCAACACCAGAGATCGGCTCTGCAGCAGGCAATGCTGCCATCCAGGCACGTGCTAACAGCTATGCAGACCGTATCGCCCCAACCCTGCGTGATGTGATTGCTATCTCAGGCGCCAACACCTTGCGTAACCTGGCTGCAGAGTTGTCTACTCGTGGCGTTCAAACCCCACGTGGCAACACCGAGTGGGCAGCCAGCCAGGTCAACGCCCTTATCAAACGTCTCAACATTAACCTAAAGGAGTTTAGTCATGCGTAAGACCACACCGTACAACACTGGCAAAGTGGCCATAGGCTCACGGTATGAGCCTGCCAAACGCCACACTATGTCGCTCGATGAATTACGCATCCAGAATTCATTGATCAACCACTCACAGCAGCTGCTCACCATGCCCTATGACAAAGCCATCTACGTGCTTGGCGTGGTGGCCTTGCTTGTTGTCTGGCTCACTCAGTAAGGGGCAAGCATGACCGTAGGACAAACCATACGTGACGCCCAGCTCAATCTATTTGAGCAGCGTGATGCAACCTTCCTGGCACGTGCGAGAGCGCTGGCCGTACAGATCTGCCAGGCACAAGGCAGCGTCAGCATCAATGACATCCGACAAAATCTTGCTCTGCCTGCAGAGATGCACCCATCAGTACTGGGTGCTGTCTTCAAAGGCAAGCAGTTTAAGGCCGTAGGTTTTACCGAGGCTACCCACCCGCAGGCTCACGCTCGCATCATCCGCATCTATCAACTCAAGGAGTCCTTCAATGGTCAACAAAGTCACGCCTGACACTATGCTGTCAGCATCCCGCCTATCTTCAGTCATGGGTATGTCCAAGTACAACACGCCTAATGACGAATTGGAAATGTCAATCAATGCCATCCAGGGCAAAGAGCGCCCAGATATCGGCAATGAATCCATGGACTGGGGCAACCAGCTGGAGCCTTTGATTCTCAATGAGGCAGCCAAGCGCCTGCTGCTCACAGACCTGGTTATTGATCACGACAAACCGTTCTTTCACATCAGTCTGCCACTATGCTGCAGTCTCGATGGCAGCGCCCAAGGCCGTGGCCAGGTCATCGTCAGCGATCCAGACAATGGCATCTATGTTGTTGGCCAGGACTCGATCACCCTCGATGGAGTTGGTGTGTTAGAGGCCAAGCTCACTGCCATGGAGCCAGAAGATACACCACCCCTGTGGCGTGGTCCCATCCAGCTGCAAGCTCAGATGGATATCATGCAGGCCAAGTGGGGTGTGCTGGCCACACTCTACAAAGGCACTCAGCTGCGCTTATTTATCTTTGCTCCGCACCAGGCCACGCTAGACAGCATCGCCAGAGTAACCACAGACTTCCAATCCCGCCTGGATAACTTCAAAGAGACAGGCTCGATTGACTACTACCCACCGCAGGCAGGCGAGAAGTGGCCAGACGCACGTGGCGCCTATCCAGTGGTAGAAGACACCGTCTTGCTAGATGCCGAGGCCACCGAGCTGGCGCAACGCATCATGGATAACAAACTGCAGCTAAAAATTCTAGAGCAGTCAATTGCTGCAGATGAAGATGGCATCAAAGAGTTGATGGGCAAGT